ATTTGCAAAACTTCCTTCTGGTCTTTTTCTTCAAACATCTTGGACCCGTCCGGACCGGCCAGGACGGTACTAACCGTTTTCGCCATGAGTGATGCCGGTGGTATTCCGGCACCATCTGTTTCCTTAAAGATTCTGGCGTGTTCGCTGGCAATCGGTTCCCACTCTCCTGCGGTGGGTTGTCTGAACCATTGCTTTCCAATGCCTTCGACTTCGACTTCGACCGCCGGTTTCTTGCCATGCTTTAACAGGTCCGTCCTATTCATAATCTTTCCCTCCGGTTAATAAAGAAAACTGAAAGACAAAGTCTGCTGTGGTATTTCACCGGCAGCCATTGTCACACTACTAGAAAGCAGGACCGCGTCCCCTGAATAGTTTACCAGACCACCCTTAGAAACAGTCAAGGTCGCAACCTTGCCGCGATCATTATTTGACACAGCAAGCCCGGCCCCCAACGTTGTGAAGTTGACGGTAACAGGTTCAACCGATGCAGGCAGAACTCCCTTGACGACTCTAGCCCAGTTACCAGAACCTAAGACGCTGGCTGTTAGCGGGGTCATGTCAATCAACCCAGCTTCGCCGCCAGCCACATTACAACTAATAACGTTGTAGGCAGTTACTCCGTCAAAAGTTATTTGTAAGCCCTGTGCATCAATTATTGCCATAAGACCACCTCCAACTGTGGCCTGTTATTCGTCAACGCTAAATGTTGCTGAGCCAGATACAACTTCACCCGTTGCCCAGGTAGTACTGCAACTGGTACAGGTTGCATTCCCGTTGAAAATCTCAACGTCTGCGCCAGCATCTCCAACGCCAGCCTGTGTGATAACAAGCGTGGCACTTTCATTCAGGTCCGGTTCTTCTGTTCCGTAGAAGTCAATTTGGAAACTTCTGGTACCACTTGCACCACCAGCACCACAGTCAACTAATGGTGGGTTCTGGTAGACGCGGCAGGAACCGCTTGCTAAGTCAAGGGTTGATACGTCAATTTTTTGATCTGTAATATCTCCGCCACCTTCGGCGTTCCGCACTATAGAAGTGCAGTAGTAGGTTACGCCATCGTAAACCAGGGTTGTATCTTGCGAATCTGTAAAAGGTGCAGACATTTTCTATTCCTCATATCTAACGGCGAATGAAAGTTCTTGAACGTAATTGGGGGTTGTCTCCCCATCCTTTTCTTCTGGTGACCCGTCCTGCTGTGACAAGATGGCACAGGAAGTAATGCTACATCCTGCGTATTCACCTCTAAAATTGTTGCATTTCAAACGTATCTGTTCGGCTAGTTCTTTGCCGCCCATATACGAATCAGTAACAACTATAAGATCAAAAGCGGCAACGGGTGCTCTGGATATCGTAGGCATCGCCAGGTCGCGTTCTGTGCCGCTTCGGCTGTAAACTATGTAGGGCGTAATAGCCGATTCTGGAGCCTGCACAGGATAAACCTGTGCCGATGTGGCTTCTGTTATGGAATCCCTCAACCAGATTTCAGGGTAGCTACTCATTGGTCGCCTTCCCTTTCTTCTGCGGTTAAGACTATGTTTGTTCGTTTGGCGTCATCGGCTACAGCCGCTGATACATACATGGTGCGGCATTTGTTATTGAGCCAGATGATCCGTAAAGGCAGGCTAACGTTGTTCTGCCATCGTATCGTTACGTTGTAGGTGGCCTGTGATTCGGCCCGGTTTGCCCTGGCTAGTTGTGCAACCGTCAACTGCTGGATGGCTGCATGACATTTAAAGCAGTCCTTCCACGTCAAGACCGATTCTCCGAATTCGTTTGTAGTAGATACGGGAACCTGTACCTGTATAAGCTCCCGCATCATGCCGGATTTTATCATCAGTACATCCCATTATGTGAAGAGGCGGCCAGCAACATCTCTGCTGCCATCGGAACTTCTATGGCACCTGTATCCTGCACCGCTTCGCGGTGTGCAAAGAAATGAGCCACAAACATCTTGCCAGCTACTTTTATATTTTGGGGGATCAGCAAAGAATCCATGCTGCCTGCGTACCAATAAATCAGAACGTCCCCGTCCGGCACGTCACCAGCAAAGAAAGTAATACTGCCAGGAACGTTGAAAGTGTCAGCACTATATCTTTCTTCAGCCATCACCGATCCATCACCTAGCTTGACCACCACAGGCATTTCCATTGCAGGACCGAACGGCAAGGATACCGTACAACCTGAACGAACATCTGCGGCAGATACACTGGCGGCCCATTCCGTCTGCGTTAATGTCACAGATAGGCGGGCTTCAATCTCAACCTGGGCGGCTAGGATGTAGGACATCAGCAGTGAGTCCCACTGTGTATCACATTCCATTATTGAACACTGTGCTTTGACTTCTGGCAAAGACAGGAACGGCACAACAGCGGATCCGACACGTTTTACGGTTTTAGGTTCTATCACGTTTCTACCTTGTAAAAAGAACCTGACCGCCTAGCGTCACCTTCCGGAGGAAGAAGGGAGCCAGGCGGTCAGGGAGTCATTTTAAAACCTTACGGTCCAGCGGGTGCTGTAAGCATTGCCAAGAACTCTGGACTGTGTGGGCTGAACGCTAGACGTTGCGTCGCGACCCATACGTATGCGTCCAGTTCCATAGCACGCTCTGCACTTCCGCGAAGTGTCAGTCCGTTACGCTTCACGCCCATTGAAGACGCCATGCTGAAGTCGCCGTAAACGGCCAGCACGTCATCAGGGAGTGTAGTGCAAACTACAACAGGCGAACCGTAAATGGTGGCCCGTACTGAATCAGTTACAACTGCACCAGCCTGTGGCTCTGTGGCAATTGCCATGACAGATCCCCAACCTTGTGGGCTAACTACCCAGGTTCGGTTGCGGGCGTTCTGATGTACATTCTCCCAGCAGAAAGCTAGTTCTGCTGTGGTCAATGTTTCAGCGTCTGCAACTTCTAAAACGTGGCTGCCGGTATCATGGCCTGTGATTGCATCACAAAGACCGTCAATGCCTGCGCCAGCGTTGCCCTGGAAATATGCGGTATCCGCAGTCTGGGCGAAGCTGGAAGCGATCTGATTTGAAACCATATTGGCTACGTTAATGTAAGCATCGTCCAAAAGTTCATTGGATGCCTGGACGCGTTGACCCATCTTCTTCAAATCTAGGATAGCCTTTGAAGTCGCTGGATTGAATGGTTTGATTTCAGTGTTTTCATCATACCAATCAGCCAAAGGGGCATCGCCTGCAATCGGCACATGTAGCCCGCTAGTGTTGACCTGATAAACAGAAGCCAAACCTAAACAGATGGATTCATAGTAAAGCTGTTCCAGGATGCCGTTATAAAGTTCATCCATCACAAGCTCTGAACCCTTGCCGTCATACATTGGGCTTGTTTCGCCCATGCTGTCTGCGGCGATTGTGTCAGTAGATCCGATAGGATGGGGGGACGTTGCTCTGAGTTCACCTCTGGACATTCGGACCAGTAACTCACCAACGCGGCTAGCGGTGGCTGAATCCGGCCATTGCTTTCCAGGTTTTGCGTCAAATTTTCGCACAGCTCTAATTTCTTTCTTTGGTGCCAGTGCTACAGTCCCGGCTGGTGTTAGTTCGGTCCTGACTTCGTTCGCCTGAATTCGTAGCTCTTCCAGACGTCGAACCTCTTTCAGTTCTTTAATTGCTACTTCAAACTTTGATGTAGCTTCTGACAGATCAGCGTTACGCGATTCAACCTCTTCAGGTGTTTCACACTTTCGCTCTTCAATCTGTTTTATCTGGCCTTCGCACTCTGTGATGGCCTTTTGCTTGTCTTCTAATGACATTGCAACTTTCCTTTAAGTAATAGACAAGAACCCGGCCAACACAGACGGATTCATAGAACCTATAGTTTCACTGTTCTGGGATTACCCTACAAGTCTGAGGGGGGGTGTAGGCTGATCCGCGACCAGCCTTCAGATCGTCCAGTTTGCGGCTGATCTCCTCAGTCCTGCGGTCAATCGTTCGCAGCAAGTCTTGGTTAATCTTCATCTGGTTTCCGTTTGATTCGCCAATAGTCACGATTCCACGTTTCAAATCGTCAATAACCTTTGACAGTGTTTCGTTAGATTCAGTCACAGAATCAAGCAGTTTCATGTAACGGTCTGCCGCAGGGGACAGGAACGAAGTCCAGGCAACGTACAGAAAAGCCAGTAGTAATAGCGTGGCTAAACCGTTCTTTTCAAGAAACTTTGAGATGCCTTCAGGACTGGCAATGTTTGGCGTTTCTTCGCTCATAGTGCCTTATCCACTTCTTTTTCAACTTGCTTCTGAATGCGGCTAGTGAACATCCTAGCTAGGCGAGGTAACTCAACATCTAATGTCACATCTGTTGCGGATACGGAAGCGGCACCCGTTACAGTAATGCCGTTAATCGTCATTGACCCAGTGGCCGACTGATCGTCCACCCACTGAAGTTCCATACCCATCTGGTCTGCCAACGCGACAAGACGCTGTTTCGCTTCGGCCTGTGTGCGGTTGTGTTTTCTTTTAATACGCATTATCTCCACCTTCCAAATAAGCCTCTTGAACGTGAACTGCTGCTTGTTGGACAGTTGCCACCCGGACAACCCCCGCTGCTGCTACGACTAGAGGTAGGACAAGTTCCACTAGGACAATCACTAGCGGTTACGCTAGAATTAAAATCTGTCGGAAAGCCAAAGGCTTTGCCATCACCGTAGTTGTGTGCGTTGTCATGAATGATCTGCATTTGCTCCCGGTTCATCAGGCTGGCATCTATGCCATGATCATCCATTAAGTGCTGACGCATGAAAGACGTTGAAGGATTGCTGCGGCCTTCCCAGTTCCACCTGCTGCCTTTCATACGATAGAGAGTGACGGTCTTTGATGAAGCCTCTTCCCGCTTTGGTTCTGGCTCTGGCTCTGGGGCTACTGGCAACTCTTCTTCTTCAGTGGGCTGGCATTTACCAGAACCCGCCCTCAGAGTTTCAGCTTCCTCTAAAGCCTTCTGCAAGTCATACTCCAAATCTCTAACGTATGATTCATTGAACCGGGCTGGCGGGTTGTCCAACTTGTCGAATAGTTCATCGCGTTCAGGCGTGGCACAGTTGCAGTTGGCCGCTTCACACATTGTCTCATCAACTTCATAATCCATTTCGTCGCCAGCAGACTTCTGGGCGATCTTGCCTTTGTTGCAGTAGTAAAGGCCGTCCTTCCATTCGCAGGGAAAGACTACGGTTCCGTCACCTAAAACGGCGGTCCCATTGCATTCTCTGCATGTCTCTCCGACT